GCTCGTGTCATATCAGCAACAGACTTACCATCAAGTGCATCATCAACTTCTTTCTTTGATGCTAAGTTGCCAACAGAGTCTATGATAATCATCACATGATCACCTCGGACGAAGCCATTCATCTGAGACATTACATCATGCTTTAGTTGTTCAATGTCAGTAATGGGTGTATGGACAACTCTGTCAGTGTCAATGCCAAAACTGGTGAAGTATCCCTGTGGTGCACCAAACTCAGAATCGTAAAACAAAATCACGCCATCATCATACTTGTCTAGATAAGACTTAGCTAATAGCATTGCGAATGCTGTCTTAAAATGCTTTGATGGACCAGCAAATACTGTCAGACCAGGAGTCAATCCACCGTCTAGTTTACCACTGAGAGCCACGTTCAATGCCGGGACTGAAGTTTGAATTAAATCTTTTGCTCCAAAGAATTTGGATTTTGTCAGTACGGAACTCTCTTTGATAGTTGAATTGTTTTTCAGTTTATCCATGATGTTCATAATATATACCTTTGTTTTTTTAAGAAAATAAACCAGCGAGTGATGCAACTGGGCGAACATTCCAATCAAGACCACTCGTGATTGTGTTCATTGGTTCAATGAATGCTTTAGTAAACATCATATCATAATCCACGTATCTATGCAAGTCAAATTCAGGAGGTAATTTACCATTGAATCCGATGACATTCTCAAAGATGATGTTTGGCTCTTTGAGATATATGAATTTAATCTTGTCACCCTCACGAATCTCTTGATACTTACCAGTCAATTTAGCACCACGTAATTGGTGATTGAACATCAACGCACCACGAACATGCATTGGAGTACCTTTAGAATATATATTGGATGAAGATGCGTACTTGGTAAGATTGTTGCAACCACGAGGGAAAGCAATCTCTTCAGGAGTCATCTCTTTGAATGCTTGCCATGTCTTCTCGACAAAATCTTGCAAGTCATTCTCATCAGACACAAGACACAGCCTGACGGCTTCTTTAAGTGACTTGCGAACTGGTGCGGGAGTAGATGAACGAACAATCTCTAAGCCCATAACCTTTAGCTTTGGCTCTTTGTATCGTACACCTTCGTTGTCGTACACATTCAATGCATACCGCTTCTTGGCTATCCAGATACCAGTGTCAGCGATTGCTTCTCGCTTAAAGAATATCTTCTCATCATATGCATTCATGTAGCCACAGATGTCAGCCATTGCTTTGTTGATTGCAGGTTCTAGCTTGTCTGTGGTCAGCTTGTCAATCGCATCAATTATCTGGTCTTTGGACATATGCTTCATATGCTTTTCTACCAGAGGATCAAGTGTGATATAACAAGAGTCAGTGTCAGAATAGAAAGAGTAGTTAACACCTTCAGTGCCGACAAACTTATTGAGATATACGTCAAGGGCTTTTGCAGTCTCTCGGATGATAAACTGACCAGTCAAGGTGATACCCTCGGCAATACGCTCATCGAAATATCTGAAGTACTTATTACCCATAGCACCAAACAGAGAGTTCAACTGAATCTTTCTCGCCATCTGGAAGTTGTTGTACTTGGAGATATCATTCAGCAACTTAGGATTCTTTGTCTTCTCGTATTCCCGCTCGGCATCTTTCATCAACTTCTTATACTTCTGTCGATCATCGAAAAACTTCTGCGTGATCTCTGGGAATAAGCCCTGTGATTCACGAGAGAAACAATAGCCATTGGCAGCCATAGAAAGATTCTTTTCTTTCAACATAGTGGTATCATGGCGCCGTTCAAGTAGGGAATCAACTGTGCAATCTAGTGGCTTGACATCTACGAACTTCTCAGGCGATAGATTGTGTTGCATAATGATTGATGGATACAGAGAGGTAGCATCAACAGACACAACCCATTTGTATTTACCAGGAACTGGCTCTTGAACATAGCCACCTTTGATGCCAGTCTGCTCGGCTGATTTCTTCTGGGGAATCATTATGTTTTTTTCAAGAAGGTGATTGTACAGCAAGCAATCCCAAGTCCGCACCGATGAAAATACATCTTCAAAGTTACACTTGGAGTCATACGCCATTGTGGCGATCAACTCAATCAGCTTCATCTTGTCATCAAGTTCATCCACAATCTTGGCATCAATGATGTTATAATCGATGAACTTATTCCAATCTTTCTCATAGAATTCTTGGAAGGTTTCGTATTGATTCTCTAGCTTTTTCTTGCCAAGTTCTTGTTCTGCAATATAGTCCAGCTTGTAAGACTCTTGTGCATTGTATGTGAACTTCTGATAGAGGTCGAGATAATCTAAGTGAGTAACACCTTTGATATCGTAGGTAGTTCTCTCTTGTTGGTGAATAGTAATGGTGCGCTTTCGGGTCATGTTGAATGGGCTTAATGCATTCTTGGCGTCATTGCCAAAGATGCGCTCAATGCGATTGACCAGATATGGTACGTCAAAGAACTTAGAATTCCAGCCAGTAATAATATCTGGATACTCAGCAACCCACCAAGACATAAACTTTTCTAGTAGTTCATACTCATCGACACAGGTGATATACTCAACATCAATGTCATGGACTTCAGCACTACGGGCTTCATAGTCCCACTCACCAGAACCCCAGGTCATAACTTTCTTGGTGTTCTTATCGACAGAGGAGATTAGAAGAATCTCTTCCAGTGGATTGTCTACATTGGGAAAGCCATGCGCTACAGTAGTCTCGATATCAATTGCTTGAATGTTCAAGAGACTGAGATCGAAATCAATCGCTTCGGGATACTCTCGGGTGATATACTGATACGTTAGGTCTGTCTGACCATAGATAGGATAATTGTCAATCTCGTTGTACTTCTTGACAAACTCTCGGCAGCTATTATTATCTGGGAAGTCAACTGCCTTGAGGGTTTCACCATATAGTCCGCGGTTAGAACCGTCTTTACCGCGGACATATAATGTTGGTTGAAATGGCTTGCGTTCGACAAACTTCTTACCGTCTCGTAATCCACGAGTTAAGATGTTGTTGCCGTACTGCCACGCGAATGAATAGAAACTTGACATTTAATACCCTCACTTTTGAATACACATTATAACATGAAAGTGGCACTACTGTCAAGTATTATCCTTCGAATTTGGGCGTATCATTCGCTGGTTTTGGTGGCTCTTCCGCGGGGACGGAGACATTGGGGTGGCGATAGTAACTTCTGTACTGCTCCACAATCTCTTCGGTTGGTGCGTACATGCCTACTAGCTTGTCAGTGACGATTGAAATTTGCCCGTCATGAGCCGCGGGACAGTATGGGCTAAACGCTATCTGGAACTTGCCTTCATCTGCCATCTCTTTCAAGAATATCATGGCTGGATTCTGCATCATGTAACGATTATGTTCCTTCTCTAGCGTAAGGATACATACTATATCTTCTCCAGAAACTAATCTTACTCCACAAATATGGGGCTTCAATTTTTCTTCAGTTGCGTCTTGCGGTTTGGTCTTCTTGCTCATAACGGGCTACTCCTAATCATAATATAAGGTTTTATCTAGCTTAATTGACTAATGGACTGAATCATTATTGCTAAACATGATGAGAACATTAATACATGTCCGGCAGATTCTATGTCCATTTGTCTTGCTACACTTAAGGCGTTTCTCATTTTCTTCTTCATCAGCTTTCTTGTAATAGCTCCTTTTTAGATGGGATTGATTTGTTTACTTTAATTGTAATGGGTTTCTTTTCTTCTGGCAAGTTTCGATTGAGCAAGACATTTAACATACCATCAACGAATTCTGCTTCTTTCACCTCAACACCTTCTGCTAGTGTGAAGTGGCGAGTAAAGTTCCTCGCGGCAATTCCTTTAAAGTAGTATTCTTGCTCGTCCTCATCTCGGTCTTGCACACCCTGCACTATTAACTGATTGCCTTCGGGAACTACGTGGATATTAAACTCGTCCTCGCGAAAGCCGGCGGCTGCGATCTGAATAGAAAAACTATTCTCATCGATTTTTACTATGTTGTAGGGTGGGTAAGGAGCGGGAGAACTTCCCTCTGCCATGTTGTCAAACATTCGGTCGAACCCTATTGAATGGCTCTTCCAATCTTCAAAAATTTTACCTATATCTATTGCACTGTACTTGCGTACCATATTACTCTCCTTTTCAGCGAGATTGTTGTTATGAGTCCCTTGCGGCAACTCGGATTTGTCAGAACAATTTCTTGTCTCTGACGATTTATTTATACAAGGCGATGCGGATGATAACCTTTATGCAAAAAAATCATAACGGTATTTTACCGCTTCTTCCCTATATTATACTTAGCAACTAGAGACCATTCATCTTTCTCTTTGAATGCTAACACTTTTATCTGGCTCAGTGGTGCAATGTCTTCAAAGAATGATTCAGAATTAATGACAACTACCAAGCCCCAATCGGACAGCAACTTAGCAATCGTATTTCTACGCTGGATATCATTCTCAGTGAAGTCTGCACCCTTACCATCTAAGGCAAACAACTCTTTAAAATGCGTGATGAAGTACCTACCTTGCTTGTGCAAGATATGGCAACTTTGATACAGAACTTTATCTTTCTTAGAAGCTACCCCGATTCGGGATAGTGTTTCACGGACTTTTAAAAAATCATCTGCATTCTTTAGATTGATCTCCAGTGGACTATATCCAGGAAAATCAATATCAAAGAAATCCTCACTCATTATGAATCTACCTTATGAAAACTTACGTCATGTTATAGGGTTGGTTAGTGTTTAGCTACATTTGTATTTATACAAATTAGACTTTACCACCCCTTGACATGAGTTTTTCTATTCTCATAAGGTCATCTTCAGTGAGGATTCTCATTGCCTCTTGCGCTTTGGTATTATTGTATCCAAAGTAATCTTTAATCAGTTGGAGTCTTTCTTCTTTCTCTGGCTTCAACCACTTGTTGTATCGCTTTGCTTTACGCACGATACCTTTAAGGAAATCATACTGCAATTTAGCATCGATGTGAGGTCTAGAGTTCATCTCATTAGCCAGTTTCACAGTATCTTTTGAGTACGACATTGCTTTATTGACAATGAATGCACTATACTGTTTCTCTGACCAGTCATCGACAATCAGATTCTCTTTAGTATAATTGATACTATTCGCAAAATCAAACGGGCTGATTGCTTTCTTCTTTACCTTGTAAGTCTCTGGATCGATAGCCACTTGGGCTTTGACACCGAGAAGATTCTCAAGGCTCATGTGAATAATACTTTATGGAGATCAGGCTTGAAGTAACCTTCTGGCTTCATTACTTTACCAGTGGGACTCTTAATGAGTCTGCCCTCAACTACCTTACTGCGATTTGAGTCGCGCACTTCGTTCCAACATGCTTCGACTGGTATGCCAAGGGTGCTGGCTAGACCATTAAGTACCCACATGATATCACAGATTGCATCGGCAGTTTCAATTACATCTTTGTTTTGAAATGCTTCAACGAGTTCTTCATACTCTTCTGTAACTAGATCCATATATAGGTCTTCTTGTGCCGGTGCCACCCCATAAGCGGGCAAAACATTATCAACCATTTGATCGGCTGCCATCATAAAATCTTCTACGTCATCTTGAATTTTCATATAATCCTTAAAGTCCTATCAATCCCCAGCCATGATTGGCTACGGCATTTGCTATGATGGCGATACATGTTAACATGTGAGTGAGCCACCATATCGTTCTCACTACTGCAATGGAATCTGCTTGAGTATCAGTCTCACCGACTTTCTCTCCTAGACTCTTAGCCCACAATCTCCACATCAGTGTGTCACTCTTTTTACTAGTACATTATAGTCTAAATCATAGTCCAGTGCAATACTTTTTGCGAGATCAATCCAAAATTGTTGCATTCCCAAATCGTTGGCTCTGTGTCCACAATGGATGCAATGTATGATTCTTTCTTCGGGTGTCTTTTCTATGTCCGGCATAAGGTTGGAACTCTTGAGTAATCAAATGCGATTCGATGAAGTACCCGCTGGTCCATTGCAGAAAACTTCCATCTCTTATGTATGCTTAACCATTGTTCTGATATTACCACATCACCATCTTGCCAAAAATGATGGTATTGATACTTCTCTTGTGTAACATGCTGTGTAAGATATTTCATTATCTCTTGAAATTCTTCATCCGACTTCCCGGGCATGCCAAAGATTTGAAGAAAAGGAAAATAGAGACCGGTCTTGCCAGCACTGTTCGTATGCACCAACTTAAAAGGCTTATCAACAGCATGATGGTCAGCAAAGAAAGTACTGTCACTATAATTGCCATTTTTATAGCCGAGTGTAATAGTGCATTCATGGAGTCTTTCCTTCCAAATATCTGATAGGTCATCATATGCGTCTATCATATTAATCCAACTGGTCTGACTTCCTTGACTGCCGTGTGCGGCACGTAACCAAATCAATGGCGCTCTGTCGGGATTACTCGCTTGGTTGGCATGCCAATCTAATGCACTTGTATGTCCAAATAGTCCCTCTTCGCCATGTTCATTCTTTTCACCAGTAACCCGGAGAATATTTGGATGACATGCAATATGCTTTGTTCTTTCTTGATCCGTATACTCTTGACATACACCAATCTTATTACAGAATTGGAATTGCTGTTCAAGTGTCAATGATTGATTGCGTAATACAACAAAGGTACCACCACATGCCAGTTCGGCTATTGCATGAGCAAGATTGTCATCAGCGTTGGTTATGTTCATGTCAGCTTTGAATATTTTCACGAGCAGGTATCTATGCAATACTGACTGGGATTACCTGATTCAATGCGATCATGGTACTTGGCTTCAAGCAACCCATCATCAAGTACACTTCGCAGTGTATTCTCTCCTAATGGTGTTCCGTCGAGTCGATTGCCTCCAGTCATGCAACATGGATAAACCTGATTATCATATGAGATAAACACATGAAGATTCTTCTCAGAAAAATCGCTGGGATCGTCATGGTTATACGAAAAGCATGTCTGTGGCATATTTATCCTTCAATTGTTTTACTTGTTCTGCCATTCCAAATGCTGGTGTCAATTGATATAATATCTTTGTTCCTGAGATGTCATATATGTCCAGCTTCTGAATTGGTGAATCATTTGCAATAATAGCATTGCTGTTTTTAAGAGGTATAATACCAGAACTAAATGGATTCGGCATCGCGTTGATATACATTTGGCATAATCCATACTCTATAGCCAATTTAATTGCTGGCTCTAAATGTTCTTTGTTCTGGTCAAACAACAAGAATTGCCAGCCTGAATCTTTGGCTGTGCTAGTCTCTGAATATGCTTTCAGATTTTTCATTGCATCAGCCCACTTAACATTTACCCTATACAATTCATTTGATTCTTGTGTTGATCCATCTAAACCAAAAGTGATGTTTACGCCAAGTTTTCCCAATCTAGCATAAGTTTTTGGCTTGCCTATCGCACCATTAGTAGCAATATCAATTCTAATATCAGGATTCTGATCGACTAACCATTCACATATATCAGCAACTTCTTCACATGCCATGGGGTCACCGTAGTTTCCACAGAATTTCACTTCTTTAAGTTGCTTTACTAGATCGCCTAGTATATATCTAACTTCGGCAAGAGTCTTAGTGGTCTGTACAAAATCGTTTAATTTACCAAACTCATCTATCCTTTGGCAGACCTTACATCGTGCCTGGCAGGTGCTAGATATTTCAAAGTCAACTGATACTAGACGCTCTGACCTACTCACTTCATATCTACGCTTGCCATAATGTCTACGAGGCATGCAGTTAGATTGATCTCTTGATCAGCCACGAATGCCGCTTTGTATTGGTAGTCAGCAATCAACAGTACCAAATGTGGTACTTGCTTTACTTTGTCAATCAATGCGTCATAAACTTTACGATAGATGCCTTGTGGATCACTATCAACATTGTTGGCAACCCACTGGCGCATTTTCTTGAAGTCTTTATCTTTCAAGCTGTCGATTAGCCCCTTCGTATTTATCTCCGCGAGATTACTTAGGATACCTTCATCGATTGTGCCGCCAACGGAGTACCGCTGAAGTTCATTCAGTACCCTACGATAATCTGGAAAGTATTTCTTGAGCAGTTCAGCCAGTATCTTATCGGAATACTTTACGCCCTCTTCATCGAGGATAAACTTCATGCGCTTGTGAAATCTTCCAGCCATTTCTGGTCGATCGGACTTGTCCAGCTTGAAGTCAATTACAGTAGTTCGGCTATGCAGTGGCTCAATGATGCGATTCTTGAAGTTGCAAGTGAATATGAACCTACAATTCT